TAAAAAACCTGAACAATATGTTATAAGAGATATTAATCCAAACTTACAAAGATTAAGTGCAACATCTATAACACCTAACCAAGTTTATGGTGGAGGCGGAACAACAGGCGGTGCACATAGTCAAACTTATGCAGGAGCAGGGCAAGGATCTAATATGACCAATGCCTCAACTGCCGCGGCTGGTGGTAGATTCTACAGAACAATGAATCAATACAGCATTAATGCAGAAAACGTAATTCATTTAACAATGTCAGATGGTTTAGACAACTTATTTCCGTTTGGACAGTCAGTATTAGAACAAGTATTCAAAGTTTACAAACAAAAAGAATTATTAGAAGACGCAATTATCATTTACAGAGTACAAAGAGCACCTGAAAGAAGAGTGTTCTATATTGATGTAGGTAATATGCCAACACACTTGGCGATGCAATTCGTTGAGAGAGTTAAAAACGAAATTAATCAAAGAAGAATTCCAAGCACATCAGGTGGTGTTAACTATGTTGATGCAACTTATAACCCAATGAGCATTAACGAAGATTACTTCTTTCCGCAAACAGCAGAAGGAAGAGGATCAAAAGTTGACACACTACCGGGTGGTACAAACTTAGGTGAAATAGATGATTTAAGATTCTTTACAAATAAACTGTTTAGAGGATTAAGAATTCCAAGTTCTTATCTTCCAACAGGAGCAGAAGATGGCGGACAACAGTACAATGACGGTAGAGTTGGAACTGCGTACATCCAAGAATTAAGATTTAACAAATATTGTATGAGATTACAATCAATGTTGTCACCAACATTTGATACTGAATTTAAAGTTTGGGTTAAAAGCAAAGGTTACAATTTAGATAATGGTATGTTTGAAATTAAATTCAATCCACCACAAAACTTTGCGGCATATAGACAAACAGAAATGGATCAAGCAAGAGTAAACACATTTACAGCAGTTGCAGACTTACCTTATATGAGTAAAAGATTTGCATTAAGCAGATATCTTGGTCTGTCAGAAGAAGAAATGGCAAGAAATGCTGATCTTTGGGCAGAAGAAAATGCAGTATCTCAAAAATCACAAACTAAATCAACACAGTTAAGAGGCGGCGGAGTTTCACAAGCAGGAATATCAGCAGATTTAGATCAGTTTGAAGAACCAGAAGCACCAGATGGAGCACCACCACCAGAAGGAGAAACACCAGACAAAGGTGGCACAGGTGGAGGAACACCGGGTGGAGTACCACCGACTCCGGGCGGAACAAACACACTATAAGGTTAAATATAGAAAATGAAACTATTTGAATTCTTTAGATATGGTGAAGACGGCTTTGAACAGGATAAGAACTACAATCCTGAACAAGATATTTCTATATTAGACAAAGCAGACACTAGAAAAACAAGATTATCACTTAAAGATATTAAAGATATCAGATTATCTGCAGAAGAGCATGATGCTCAACAGCACGAAGAAGCCATCTTCGTTCAGAAGATGTATGGGGCACCACCAACAGAAGATACATTATAAGTGTAATGGAAGTTGCATTTGTACTAGGCAATGGAGAGTCTCGAAAAGGCATCCAGATTGAGGATCTAAAGAAAATAGGTAAAGTTTTTGCCTGTAATGGAGTATATCGTACTGATACTCCTGACGTATTAGTTGCTGTTGATCCTAAAATGGTGTTAGAAATAGCAGAAAGTGACTACATAGACAATAATATAGTATGGTCAAATTATAATGCCATGTACGAAAAGCATTCCAAAATTATAGAAAAGGTACAATTCTTTCAACCGTCATTAGGTTGGTCGTCTGGTCCTACTGCTTTAAAGTATGCGGCTGATCATAAACCAAAAACTATCTACATACTAGGTTTTGACTACCAAGGACACACAGATAAGCAGAATAAACGATTTAATAATCTGTTCAAAGATACAAGGAACTACAAAAAATCTAATGAAGAAGCAACTTTCTTTGGAAACTGGATGAATCAAACCAAACGAGTCTTAAAAGACTATCCGAACACAGAATTTATTAGAGTAACCCCAACAGGATGGTTCCGTCCAAACGATTTGGAGTGGAATAAAAATTTAAAGCACGTAGATATCGAAGAGTTTCTGAAGATACATAGTTTACAACTGCGGTTTTAATCAAAAACCAACGAAAATCCTCCGTTTTTGTCAAATATCACGCCCTAAATACGGCTTGTCTGTTAAATATGTATTACTTAATTAAGTTTAATGCCGAATCTAAAAAGGAGACTGGTCATATGACACAACCAAGCAATAAGTTTGAAGCATTATTGGATTTGCTTATCAACGAAGAAAATGATAAAGCGGAACAAATGTTTCACGAAATAGTTGTAGAGAAGTCTAGAGATATCTACGAGAACCTAGCATCTACAGAAACTAAAGAAGAGTCTGTTGAAGAGACTAAAGAAGAAACTAAAGAAGAAACTAAAGAAGAAGTTAAAGAAACTGAAGCATCTGAAGAAAAAGCAGATGACAAAGTAGAAGAAACTTCAAAAGAATCTAAAGACGAAACTGTTGAAGAAACTGCAGAAGAAAAAGCAGAAGAATCAGCAACAACTGAAGAAGAGTCAATTGAAGAAGTTGGTGGCGACGCTACTGATGATTTAGTTAAAGACATCGCTTCAGATGAAGAAGGTGATGCAGAAGCATCAGCAGACGATATGGGTGCTGATATGGACGCAGGCGCTGAAGAAGGCGACACTGAAGAAAGAGTTTCAGATTTAGAAGATGCTTTAGAAGATTTAAAAGCAGAATTTGAAAAAATGATGGGAACTAGCGATGAAGAAGGTGAACAAGCACCAGAAGAAACTATCGCACCAGCATTAACTCCAGAAATAGGAATGGAAAGCAAAGAAGCAAAAGAAACTGTTAAAGAATATAAAGACACAAAAACTGCTGACAACGCCGACCATGCAGATGTTAAATCATCTCCTGTGGCTTCAAATGCAAAAGCACCAACTGGCGCTTCAGCACACAAAATTGGTGGTGCAGAAGAATCAGGAAGAGCGGCACCAACATCTGCAAAGATGACTGATGCTAATACAGAGCCAAAGATGAAAGAAGTTAAAGCAGACCATAAAGATGGTACTGACGCTTCTTCTAAAAAATCACCAGTAGTTGCAATTAAAAAGTAACAACCGGTTTTTAAAGGAGTCAACTGATGTCTTTACATCTTAAAGAACACTTAACGTACGATCAGGCTAGAATGTCCATTCTTCACGAAGGTGAAAATGGCAAAGACTTGTACATGAAAGGGATTTGCATCCAAGGTGGTATTAAAAATGCTAACCAAAGAATTTACCCAGTAAATGAAATTGGCAAAGCAGTTAAAACACTAAACGATCAGATCTCTTCAGGGTACAGTGTTCTAGGAGAAGTAGATCATCCGGACGATTTAAAGATTAATTTGGACCGTGTGTCCCACATGATTACCGAAATGTGGATGGACGGACCAAATGGATACGGGAAGATGAAAATCTTGCCAACACCAATGGGTCAACTTGTCAAAACAATGTTAGAGTCAGGTGTGAAATTAGGCGTGAGTTCCAGAGGTAGCGGAAATATTTCCGAGTATGGAAACGGCGAAGTTTCAGACTTTGAGATTATCACTGTTGATGTTGTGGCCCAACCTTCGGCACCAGGTGCTTATCCTACGCCAATTTACGAACACCTTATGAATAGTAAGGGTGGTAACATGGCAAAAGGACTGGCGGCAGAAGTGAGAAATGACAGCAGAGCACAAAAGTATCTTAAAGATGCTTTAACCAACATAATAAAGGACCTAAAATAATGATAGACGCAATATCTAAATTAGTTGAGTCTGGAGCAATATCGGAAGATACGCAGAAAAGTATCCAAGAGGCTTGGGATTCACAAGTAAAAGAAAACAGAGAAGGCGTTTCTGCAGAATTAAGAGAAGAATTTGCCAAAAGATACGAGCATGATAAATCAAACATGATCGAAGCAATTGACAAAATGATGACTGATAAGTTATCAGAAGAAATCTCTAAATTCGTTGAAGACAGAAAAGCACTTGCTCAAGAGAAAATCGCTTATAAAGAAAACGTAGGCGCACACTCTAATAAACTTCAGGAGTTTGTAATGACTAAACTTGCTGAAGAATTAAAAGAACTACATGGCGACCGTAAAGGTGTTCATGAGAACTTTAAGAAAATGGAAGAGTTTGTAGTAAACGCTCTTGCAAAAGAAATTAAAGAATTCCATGAAGACAAAAAAGGCGTTGTGGAAACAAAAGTCAAATTAGTGGCTGAAGCGAAAAAACAAATGGCTAAGATGAAAGAAGCATTTATTTCTAAATCTGCTAAAATTGTTGAAGAAGCAGTTACTAAAAAATTGAGCGAAGAACTTGCTCAACTTAAAGAAGACATTACTAAGGCTAAAGAAACTAACTTTGGTAAAACTATTTTTGAGGCATTTGCATCTGAGTACCAGGCTTCTTATCTCAACGAGAAGTCAGAGACTGCAAAACTAATGAAAGTTGTTGACGAAACAACATTGAAATTAGCAGACGCCGAGAAATCCATAGAAGAGAAAAAAGCGGTGATCGAATCCAAAGAGGCGGAAGCCAAAAGAAACGCGGATTTAATGGAACGTAAAGAAACTATGGCTGAGTTGCTTAGACCACTAGGCAAAGAAAAAGGTGAAGTTATGAGTCAACTGTTAGAATCAGTTCAAACAGCAAAACTTGAAACATCATTTAACAAGTATCTACCTCACGTGATGGCTGACAACGGTGAAACTGTAAAAGAAACTAAAGCAAAAGTTATTACAGAAGCATCTGGAGACAGAGCACAGAGGGAAGATGCAGAAATAACAGACATCCGTAAATTAGCGGGTGTTTAAACTATAAACTAAAGGGGAAAGATACAAATGTCAGAAATATTTGAATCTAAATGGAGCGAAACTAAAACCGCTCTAACTGAAGGTTTAGAAGGTAACAAGAAAAAGACTATGGACGTTATCTTAGAAAATACTAAAAGGTATTTGTCTGAGGCGTCTACTGCTGGTGCTACTAGTGCCGGTAACGTTGCTACTCTAAACAGAGTGATTCTTCCAGTAATCAGACGGGTTATGCCGACTGT